CTTGCCCCGCTTCAGTGGCATCGCGCCATTCCTCAATACCTGTCAGCAGTGTAGAGCCGTCTGCCGTTGCCCAACCCTTGTCGGTGTAGATAGCTGGCACCCATGCCTCGCCATGCAGTGCTTCTACGGGATCGCTTGAGATGAAGTAGATGCCAGCATTCTGAAAATGACGGAGGCTAGGCAGGTCCATATCGTGCGCGAAGCTGATCTAAGGTTAGCTCTGATCCGTCATCACGAACTAGCTTGGCAATGGCGTCAGTCGGGCCGTATTTGTCGGCAAGTCGGTTGAAATATGGCACCTTGCTGGCACCCAATGCCTTGGCCTTGGTCTCAAGATCTTGCTTTGCCAGCCATTGCCCGTAAGTCTGATCTGCCGGCACCTGGCCACCTGCTGATGCACGCTTTGCTGGTGGTGGTGGCGTAAAACCCAGCTCGTCGTAGTTGATTACCGGTACTGTCGTTGATCTGCAGTTGAAGTGCTGCGGCGGAGTCGGCCCTTTGCCGTATTCAAACTCACGGCCATCCAATGCACGGCAAATGCTGCTGGTGCGGGTATCCAGTGTTGCCACATAGCAATACTTTTTAGTGATGTCTTGATTGGCTTCATACACCTGTTGACTAGCTGCATTGGCTACTTGGTTGATACTGGTGCGCACAAGGCTAACGATCTGATTGTCGGCAACTGCTGTTGCTTGGCCGCCTGCTGCAACTAGCTGCTTCACGGTTTTGGCTTCTTCGCCAAATTCAAGGTTTCCGATCAGCCGCTTGGCAATGGCTGGCGTTGGCTCACCAGTCAGCAGGCCTTGCCGGACCACTTGCGAGAACCGCTCAGCCTGATCGACGGCAATGCCGCGAAATGCTTTGGTGACCACTTCGCCATTGGGGAGTGTGATCGTGGCGCCTTGCGCTGCGGTGAGGCTGAACGTCGCCGGTGCACCTTGTACTGCAGCAAACAGGTCATCACTGAGCGCTACCACATTGATCTGCGTCGGGTCAGTGGTTACCACTGACTGCGCAAATTGCGGGCTGATCTCAACGGTGCGCACCGCATCACGCGCACCTGCCGGCAATGCACGCCGCAGTTGATCGGTCACAAACTCAGACTGCAACTGCGCAATGCCTTGCAGCTCTAACGCAGTCAGCTCCGTTGCATCACCTGCCCAAGTTGCCAGGCTGTCTTTTAACTGCGCAAGGATCGCCCGCAGCCGTGCTGCTTTGACTGGTGCCGACAACTCATCAATGGTGCGCAGTTGATTGACCGCATCAATGATGATGTCGTTGTAAGCATTGATCACACGCCGTGCAACGCTATTGCTGTAGCGGTTGAGGTCTATTGCATTGCGGTATAGCGCTTCTGGTGTGCTCATTGCTCAATGCCAAGGTCTTCAGGTGCATAACCGCTGCGGATGCTGACATTAGCGCCACGCTTTAACGCAGTGGTGACCAGTGCAGCGAATGCGTCGTAACCGTTCTGGCCATCTTCAAACAAGATAGTTTCGTCTACCTCATCAGCTCTACCTTGTTTATACCAACTGATGCGCACGATGGCTAAGACTTCTTCAGGCAAGGCACTGACGTGATAATCAAGCTCTTGCCTCCTCGGTTTCCTCGGTTCCATCCAGATCATCAGGTCCACTAAGCGGTCTGTCACCCAGTCCAGCAGGTTGTAGATCAAGCCCCGCATTGGCCGTAGCTTCAAGCTCCTCGTCTACGTTAAAGTCATCGCCCAACACATCGCCTTCGGCAAGCTCGCGCAATAGTGTTTCTTGCGTGATGGTGCCTGCGGTGTAAAGCTGCAGCAGCGCTTGGATCTCCTGCGGCTCAAGGCGTGTGCCAAGGAAATCACGGTTGACGTAGCTGCTGCCAGGAGATGTGTTGTTGCCGATGTACTGCGCATGAAACTGCAGGCAGTTGTCGATCATGTCCTGCACGTTTTGCGCAATCATCATCATGGTGCTATCGCCTTGGCTGCGATCAATGCGCTTTGCCTCGGCGGTTTCAGCCGATAGCTTCTGGCCGAGCACTGCCGACAGACCTAGCTCATTGATCTGCAGTGCAAGCTGCTCAAGCCTGCGGAACTGGTAATCAAAGCTGCGGCCAGCGGGTTCGATATATTCAGCGCGGCCATCAGCGGGGAATGCGATCGCCTCGCCAGGTCCAGCGCTGACTTCCTCTGCTGCAGATGGGAAGCCATAAAACGCCAGCATCGGCACAGCGCTGATGTGGAGCTGGTTATCGAGGTCGCTCTGGATCTGATATGCCTTGAGGTTCAGCTCGGCGATGTCTTCCAACGGCGGACGTGACTCCATGAAGCCATGCCGCTGCGCATAAGCAACTGAGAAAGGAATCTCAGAAAGGCTTGTGCGGCCCTCGTCGATAACCTTAAAGTCGCCGTTGTCTTGCTTTTGGTGTAGTTGAAACTCACCTGGCGTCAATACACGGATTTGCTCCACTGCCTTTTCGCCGAACTCACCATCAGGCGCCGTGACCGTTTCGGCAAGTCGCAGTTGCGTCAACACCTGCCGGCCTTCCTGCTGCTCAGCGCGCCAGCCAAGAATCTGCCGTGGTGTGTACGTCACCCAGTAGGGTCTACCCCCATCAGCAGGTGCATCCACCAGTACACCAATGTGGCCATAACGGACCATCTTGCGTGTGGTTTCATAGGTCCAAACGTTGAGGTCATTGCCTTGCAGGTCAACATCAAACAACTGCTCGCGGATCACATCTGCTGTGTCATCAAGCCTTACTGGCTTGCGGGTCAACATGCCAGCCAGCATCCGCTCTAGACGCTGATAGAACGGCGGGCAAACACTGCGTGCCAAGCGGTTGTCGTAGGACTCATCCAGCTCACGCGGCTCCTGCGGCAGGTAACGGCGATGCTTACGGCGCATCCCATAGGTGCCTTGCAGCAGGTCTTCAATCAGGATCCAATGCGCCTCTTGTGCATACCACGCCGTGTTGGCATCTTGCACGCGAGTAACGCGGCGCTGCGCAATCGGCCGGTCGTAGTTGTTAAAGCCGGTGTACATTACAGCGCCGCAGTCATGAATGCAGTTTAAGCAGCAATCAGCGTGATGCTATTGCGGCCAATCTTGATGTCAAACTCAGCGCCGGGCTCGTATCCCATCTCGCGCAGGTAGCCGTCACCGATTTGCAGCTTGCCGTTGAATTGCACCTTTGCCTTGTAGGTCAGGCCGCGGCCGCGCTTTGCTGTCTTGCTGCCTAGGTCAACGCCTTTGGCTTCCAGCAGCGCTTCATAGAACTGCGTGAATGCCACGCGATCCTTGATCACGTAGCCGCAAGCGCGCACCAGTTCGGACTTAGGCGCATTGCCCAGTTCTTTGACCTTGGCAAGTAGTTCAGCACCCTTGAGCATGGGTAGAGTTAATGATCGGACTGATGGAGTGTAGCTCAATCAACGTCCGCTGCAACCATCAAGCCGCCCAGGAATACTGCAATGAAGAATAGGTAAACAGCAAGCGCCAGTAGTGGCCCGCCTAGGGCAAAGCCTGCGGCGGCAATGAAATGCACTGCCATGACCCCAATGAAAAACCAAATGACTAGCGCTGCGCTGCGGATGAAAGCCTTTAAGAATCTCACGCCCATTGCTGGATCAGCAGATTTGCGTCAGCGCGGAACGTGGCCGCCACTTCGCGGATCATGTCACGGGTGATCTGGGTGTTGGCGCGGCGCAGGCTCATCAGTCGGTTGCTGGCACGACCAAAAGCGGCATCGCGCTCAACACGGATCTCCTTGGTGATCTGCTGGCTGCTTTTGCCGGTGTTGCGCGCGGCGCAAGTGCGGCCGAAGTGCACAAGCTCGCCAAGATCAGACTGCATCAGCACTGTGGCTTTCAGGTTGGTGCGCCCGCAGCAGTCGCAAGTGGTGATGATGTCGTCGGTGCAGATTGCGGTGTAGCCCATGTCTCTCGGTTTGGAGTCCTCATACTGTACACCATCGGCAGCCCTTGGCAACCTTGCTCAATAAATCCGCACGCCGGTCGTGCGCCCGGCACCTGCGTGCAATGGGTTGAACTCACGCCAGACCAAGTAGCCCAGCGCATCGTTCATGTGGTCATGGCCGGCATCTTTGTCCGGGTCGCCCTTATCGGTGTAGCACTGCAGCTCTAGGCATTCGATCAGCCGCTTGCAGCGCTGGTGGATGGTGAGTCTGACCTGGCCCTTGCCGTTTTCCAGCAAAGCCTGAACAGCAGCCACGCGATCACGGACGGGAGGATTTGCACGTGGCGACTGGTTTGACATGCCGTAGGACTCCAGGATCTGGATATCGGTCTGGCTTGCGTTGGTGCTGCGGTTGCCGCCGCTGGCATCTGGGTAGATGTAGATGCGCCGCTGCGGGTAACGCGCTTGGATCTCTTGCGCCAATGCGTCGGTGTCATGGGCGCCGCTGATCTCATCAATCAGTAGCAGGCTGCTGCCAGTGCGGACGCCGATCACAGCAGACATGTTGCCAACGTTGAAATCAACGCCAATGCGCAACGGCTCGCGGTCTAGATCTGGCAGCTCAGCCACCACGTGCTTATCACGGCTGAAGCGGTCGTAGACGGTTCCTGTGGTGAGATTGACGAACTCACCGTCTAGGTAGGCCCGCAGCAGGTTTGGGTCGTAGTTGGCTTCTAGCCGCTCGATGAAGTCCGGCGGCAGGTGTGGGTTGTCCACTGACCGCATCTTGATCAGCTTGCGATCGGCGCGTCCCTTGGCATCCTCACTGCCGAACGTGTTCCACATCCAGCGGAAGCCCTCTGGTGTGGATGCAGCGCCAAACTGCCGCACGTTGCCCGAACGCAAGCGGCCAAGGATCTTAGGGAATGCCTTATTGGCAATGCTGGGCGTCACCGTGTCGATCTCATCGGCCAGCACCCAAGCAAGGTTCAAGCCGATGATGCGGCTCCAGTTCTCAAAACTGCGGCACAGGATCTTGGTATCACCGCCCGGCAGGTGCAGCATGTATTCAGGCAGCGGGCTCGCCCTGAAGGTGTAGGGGATCTCATACGCCTCTAGGAAGTTCTCGAAATCGTTCTGCCAAATGTCGCGGATTAGAGGGCCAGTGGGTTCCATCACTGCGCCGATGAATCCCTGATTGGCCGCGGCCAGCATCACCGCCTTGGCGCACAGCGCACGGGTCTTGCCGGCGCCATAACCAGCTGAGATGCCGATGATCTGCGTGTCGCTGTCGTCTACAAACGCAAGCTGCCCTGGGTGCAGATCAGCGCGGATGCGTTGCAGCAGATCGCCCGTGTCCTCTTGCGTTGCAACATCCATAAACCCAAGCAGGCTGCCGGGTTGGCAGATGCCGGCGATCAGGCTCATGACATCTCAAACCGCAGCAACTTGGCCTGATCTTCTAGGGCTTTAATTGCAATACTGAGGTTACCCTTAGCGCGTGCTTCGCGTTCATAATCCTGCAGGCGAGCGACAGCAGCAGCAAGCCACTGCGGCCGCTCTAGCTCTGCATCCAACGCCATGAGCTGGCGAGCGCGAGACATGTAAATCTCTGCCTGACGCTCGCCTACATCCCATGTTTCCGACGCAAATCGTATAATTTGCGTCCTACTGTGTGCACGCAAAAGCAGATCGTAAACGGTGTTTACCCGCTGATCTGATTCGGAGTTGGTGCACTTTTTAGCCACCGTTTAGCCCTTAATTTGCACAGGCATTACAAGATAAGTTACACCGTCCACGCCACTAGGTGTCAGCACCACGGGTGTGGTTTCCGTATTGGCGTGCAGCGTGATGGCTTCTGCAGGCTTGAACGCCTTAATGCCATCCAGCAGGTAGTGGGCGTTGAACGCCCATGCGCCATTGGCGGTGCCTTCCACTTTGAGCAGCTCCTTGCCGTTGTTGGCGTCTGATTCAGCAGTGATGGCGATGGTGCCACCTACTGCCTCGATCTTGACGATGGAGTTGTGCGCATCGGCGATGATGGCGACACGCTCCAGTGCACGGGTCAGACGGCGGCGGTCGGCGGTGATGGTGCTTTTGAACTCAGCGGGTACCAGCTTGGCCACGTCTGGGTAGGTGCCATCCATGATGCGCGAGTACACCATGACTCCATCGCCTGCGTCAATCACGGCTTGCCCTTTGGCAACGGCGATGGTGACCACGCGATCCTGCAACAGGCGCATGGTGCTGGCGGGTAGCACGAGGTCTAGGCCATCTGGCAAATCAATGGCGTAACGCATCAGGCGATGCCCGTCAGTGGCTTCCATGTGGCCATTGCCAAGGTGGATGCCTTGAAGCATCTGCTTGCTGGCGTCGGCGCTGGCAGCTGCCATGCAGGCGCGGATGCCGGCGGATAGGTGCAGCTCGCTCGTAGCGGCGTCCACAACCGGCAGCGCGGGGTAATCCGCCGCATCAGCCGCTGCAAGCCCGTAGGAGCCCGCAGAAGCCGTCAGGGCGCCATCTGCGAGGGTCAGAGCCTCATCGCCATCAAAGCGGCTCACAAGGCCAGCCAGCAGCCGATACGGCAGCACTACGGCGCCATCGGTCTCCACTGCCGCTGGGATGGTGACGGTAATGCCGAGGTCAAGGTTGAAGCCGGTGATGGTCATGACACCACCGGCGGATTGGATCAGGCAGCAGTCAAGGATCGGATGGCTGCTGCGATGGCCAACGGCTGGCGCAATGGTGCGCAATGCGTGATCGAGATCGGCTTGGCAGGTAACGGCTTTCATTTGGCAGTAGCGGCAGTGACGAGGCTGGAGATGATGCGTTCGTAATCAGCGGCGAAGCTATCCACGAGTTCCATGGGTAGCGGTACGCCGTCATCAATGGCGTTATCGGCAATGGCAGCGGCATACGCGACGGCTTGCGTCATGGCGTCATGAAGCCGATTAATCACCGGCTGCTGCTTGGCTGGAATGTGAATGAGCGATGACATATGCGACGAGAGTTTCAACATGGCGGCGGTTCAGGTCACCGCGCATGAACGCGCAGGCGTCCGCCACCAGCGCATGGTACGCCGCCGTGGTCAATCCTGCAACAACCCCACCACTCAAAGCACGCTGCCGGATCAGGTGCGCACGTGGGATGCCATGCGCTGCTGCTTCAGCGTTCAACCGCGCCAGGTCGTCAGCGGTGACATTGATCTTGATTTCGGGCATTCAGTGGCTCCAATCGAGGCGGAGCATAGGCAAAAAGCTGCGTCCTAACGCAGTTTGTGGGGTCCAGACGGTGAGACGCCTTGCGGCCACTGGTCTTGTCCTACCGTCCTACCGTCCTAACCTCTTAATAAAATGGGATAAAGAGGGGGAGGGGGAGGGGGATTAGGAAACTCTTAAACCCTATGTAGGACCAGACGGGGATAGGACGGCTCAAAACCCAGTCACTGCAATGGATCTTGCCGTCCGCACCCACTTAGGACGGGGCGTAGTGCCAGCGTCTCTTGCCTGTCGCCTCTCGTTTGCGGACCAACCCGAGATCCTTGAGAATCGCGGCCACCTGCATCTGATCCGATCGGTTCTGGCGCTCCAGTGGTTTTTTGATTCCGTGAGTAAGAACGTCCTCAATCGTGAGCACATCACTAGAACGCCTGCGGGCAAGATATTCCTCAATGGCACTACGCCATGGCGAGTCAATCACGTAGTTATCATTCTCTTCGGTCACCTTGACTTCCATCTCAACAGGTAGCCGGTTAGTCTCACCTGCCCTGTAGGCATGTACAACGGCGGACCAAATCGCATCGCGTTCAAGCATTAGCGAAGCGGTATCAATTTGGTCCTGCTGCGTCTTAGTGGTCGGGATGACCCAGAAGCGGCGGTTGCCAGTTTCATCCACTAGAAACCCGGTAGTTTTGTTAGTTGTGCCAACAATGATGCCACGCCTTGGAAACGACTCAACTTCCTTGCCATAGGGCACGCGCATTAGATCAATAGCCTGCGAAAGAAAGGCTTTTACCTGTCCCGCGTGCCGCCTACCTGTGATGTGGTCAAGCTCCGCCCATTCCATCATCCATGACCGATGGAGCACCATCACGTCGTCTTTTGTGCTGATGTCGCCTAACGCATCTGAGAAGAACGGGCCACCTAGGCAACCCCAGAAGCTGGACTTGTAGGCACCTTGATCGCCCATCAATACGCAGGCGGTGTCGTGCTTGCAACCAGGGTTGAATGCACGCGCCACAGCACCAATCAGCGTGCGCTTGAGCATGTCGTCATAGATGGTCGGCTCCGGCAGCGCGGCATCACACGGCCGCAGGTAGGTGGTGGCCAGCCGATCGATGTAGGTCGGTGCAACGTGATCGGCGCAGTGCTCTAGGTAAAGGCGCACCGGGTCGTATGGCTTCTCGCTTGCCACTTGGACCAAGCAATCAATGGCCAGTTCCTTGCCGACCTTGTAGCCCTGCTCTGCCAGCTTGAGGTAATAGCGGTCGACGCCTTCGATCACTTGGTTATCGACCTCGATCTGCTGGGTAAAGATGTTGAGCCTGATGTCACCGGCATTGCGACGCAGGTACTCCAACAGCTCAGCGGCCTCCAGCTTCTCTGGCTTGCCGCCTACTGGCGCACGTGCAGGCTCCGGTTCAGCGGTGCGGCCGCCAACCTCGCGCCGCACTGGGCTGGGGCTACGCCAGCCGTCTTTCTTGGCCATGTCGCCAAGGGTGCCGAGCGTGATGCCGGATTTCTTAAAGCTTCGCCACTTGCGCTGGCAGTCACTGGGTTTGTGCTTGGCGGACTGCGCCGACCACTGCTCCCATTGATCGAGCAGGCTGTCGTCGCCGACGCTATGAAGCGACATGCCAACCGCAAGCCAGTCGTCGTAGTCATCAGCGCGGCTGGCATCCAATGCGGCCAGATATGACCGCGCGCGATCCGCATCACCCTGCGGGTCAGGCAGCTGGGCTAGCTCGGTGCGCACCGGCTGCGGCTGCGGCTTGAGCATCCGCTCAATCAGTCCAAGCGGCGCTTCTGCTATGTCGCGGTCACCTGGCCCATGGCCTGGCACCCAGTAGTAGCCGGTAGTTTGCGGGTGCGCACCGGCTACAACGGACTGGCAGCCGTTCCAGCGCAGCTCTACTTGTTCGGCCTTGCCGTCGTCATCAATGACACCGGTCTTGTATTTGCGCGTGGCGATTGCATCCCAGTACTGCTCAGGCACGCGGTAGATGATCTGCATCCGGCCATCGCGGCCTGACTTGACCACCCAGCTGCGCGGCAGGGATGACAGCGGTAGATCCCACCCAGCTAGGAGCGTGCTGGCTGACTTGCCGTCGTGGTCCAAAAACAACAGCCCACCAGACGGCACGCCGCAGCACACGCCAATGGCACGAGCGCGACCGCTGCTCAGTTCGGCCAGCAGCGCATCCTTATTAAGTGGGTTGTCTTGCCACGCCGGCTGATACGGGCGCTTTTGCCCATCAACAGCGACATAACCCCAGTCGTCGGGCAGGCGGGCCAATTCTTGCTGCAGGCTCACTTGGACTCCTTGGCGCGGCGCATGGCTTCCTCAACCACAAGGCGGATCACTGCGCTACGGGACAGTCCGGCAGCACGCTGCCGATCCAACCACTGCACCTGCTGCGGCGTGAACAAAACTGAGATGGGATGCACGGTCTCGGTTTGATGCTTGCCAACCTTAGCCAGAGTCGCTAAGGTTGCAAGTGGCTGCACACTGCCATGACCTACCAAGACTTCCTAGCTTCCAAATCCACTGCAGCACCTGTTGCCGGCTTTGACCCGCAGCAGTTCACAGCGCCGCTGTTCCCGTTTCAGCGGGACATCGTGACCATGGCTTGCCGTGTCGGCAAGTTCTGCATCTGGGCCGACTGCGGCATGGGCAAAACCGCCATGCAGCTTG